GTGGTGCAAATAGCACAACTGCTGCTGCTCACGCTAGTGGTGTAGTTGTAACGCAATTCGATGACGGGGGCGTACCCACGCACGTTGTACGAACCCTAGACAATAATTATTTATTGTACCCATACCCCACCAAATCTCATGTAATAAAGTTTGATTACTTTACATTCCCTGCGGATATGACAGCGCACGGAGATACTACAACTATTCCTGATCGTTTTGCTACAGTTATTGTTGATGGGGCCTCTTCTTTTGTGTATCAGTATCGAGGAGAGGTACAGCAATACGGCATAAACTTTACTAGATTTGAACAGGGTATAAAAAATATGCAAACTCTGTTAATTAATAAATATGAATATATTAGATCTACATATATGCCTAATAATGCAAGAGGTGGTTTTAGCTCCTCTTTAAGAGTAAACTAAATGCCCGATAATTCACAGGTACAACCCGCCTCCTTTACCTGTGAGGGAGGTTTAGTTTTAAATCGTTCTACGTTTCAGATGGAGCCAGGGCAGGCGTTAGTTTTAGAGAACTTTGAGCCTGACATTGAGGGTGGATACAGAAGAATAAATGGCTTTCGTAAATACATTAATGTAATTATACCACAAACTTTTAATGCAAACGAAAACGTAATAGGACTGGCTAATTTTAATAACGTAGTTATAGCGTGTAGAGGTGAAAAGATATGGTATGCCGCTTCTACTGAGTTAGCTATATCTATTGCTCAAACCGATACAATGTCTGGCTCTGGCGTAATTAAAGTAGATAATGCTACTGGTTTTCCTACAAGTGGTACTTTAACACTTGTTGGATCTACAACTGAAGACGGTAGTACTAATGTTACTGAAACATTTAATTACACAGGGGTTAGTCTAACAGCATCCCCAAATGAATTTACTGGTGTCACACGATCTGGTAATAGCCAAAGTACATTAGGTAAACACTTAGCCAATGCAACAGTTTCTCCTGAGTGGATAGAAATAGATACAGGAAGAACAGGGGCAGTAAAGTATAGAACCGAAAGGTTTAACTACGATGGCAACGAAAAAATTGTTTTTGTAGATGGCGATAATGCACCTGTAGTTTTTAATACTTCCTTTAGTGCTACTGATGTAACTACTACTGCAGTTGTAGGTTCTAAGTTTGTTGCCTCTTTTAAATCTCATATGTTCTACGCAGGTAAATCTACTACACCAGAAGAGTTAATATTTAGTGTGCCATTTGATGAAGATGATTTTACTTCTGGTAACGGTGCTGGTAGTATTAGAGTAGACGATACTATTACAGGAATAAAAGTATTCCGTGATACATTGTTTATATTCTGTGAGAATAGAATATTTAAACTAACAGGAAACACTTCGAGTGACTTTCAGATGATTCCTGTTACTAGAAATATTGGTTGCCTTAATGGTGATACTATACAAGAATTTGCAGGAGACTTAGTTTTCCTTGCAGCAGATGGGCTTAGAACTGTTGCTGCTACTGCAAGGATTGGCGATACGGAGCTTGGCACAATAAGTCGTAACGTTCAAAGTCTTTTTGATACAAACATTATTAACTCTTCTTTATTTGAAAGTGTTATTATAGCTGACAAGACACAGTATAGAATCTTTTTTACAAAAGATGGACAAGCTGACAATATTACAAGATGTGTTGTGTGTGTTAAAAAAGCACAAGGCTATGAGTTTTCAGAGATAAGAGGTTTTAAACCTATTGTTACAGATACACTTGTAAGAGCAGGGGATGTATTAGTATTACATGGGGATTCCGCAGGTTTTGTACACAGACAAGAAAAAGGTAATACCCTAGATGGCACACCCGTACTGGGAAAATATAGAAGTCCAGATTTAAGTTTCGGAGATAGTGGCATACGTAAACATATGCAAAGAGTTATTCTTAACTTTAAACCTGAGTCTGCCATTAGTGCAGACTTATTAGTAAGATACGACAATGAAAATGCAGACTCTGCTAGACCACCACCTTATTCAATCAGTTCAACAGAAGTAGCTGCTCAGTTTGGTATAGCTTTATTTAGTACAATAAACACTGCAGTAAGATTTGTTTTTGGTGGGCCGTCACAACCTCTCATAAGACAGCCCGTAGAAGGTTCAGGTTTTTCTACAGTTTTAAGAATAAATGACAACGGTGAATCTAAGCCATATTCACTAAAAGGATTTCAGTTAGAATACCAATTAGGAGCAAGACGTTAAATGGGTGCTACATACACAAGACAATCTACATTCACTGATGGCGATGTTATCGACTCAGATCTGTTTAATAATGAGTACGACCAGCTATTAGCTGCTTTCGCCTCTAGTACAGGACACACACACGATGGTACAGCAGGTGAAGGTGGGCCTATTACAGGCTTAATAACTGACGGTGTTGTATTTGGTACAAACACGGGCGACATTACATTAACCTGGAACGCTGGTAGTAATGACGGTTTAATCTCTTGGAAAGAAGATGAAGACTACTTTGAGTTCAATGATGATATACTTATTGCTACTAATGAAAAGATACAGTTTCGTGATACCGCTATATACATTAACTCATCTGCTGACGGTCAACTAGATCTCGTAGCTGATACAGAAATACAGATAGCTGCTACTACTATAGACATTAACGGTAATGTAGATGTGTCTGGAACACTAACAGTTGCAGGTGCTGTAGACTTTGGTGATGCGGCACTTTCAAATGTAGGTGCAGTTCAACTTGACTCTATATCTGGTGATGGAGATACAAACACTAGTATTACGTTTAGTGGCTCAGATGTTATTACTGTTGCCAATGCAGGTACTAACCAAGTTACATTTAACGATGGCAGTATTGCTCCTGTTACTGACTCAGATGTAGACTTAGGTACTAACAGCTTACGTTTTAAAGATGTTTACATAGATAGTGCTACAGTTACAGGTGAAGTTGCTGCAGCTTCCCTAGATATTTCTGGTAATATAGACGTAGATGGAGTTACAAACCTTGATGTTGTAGACATTGACGGTGCAGTTGACATGGCAAGTACACTAGCTGTAGCTGGAGTTTTAACTGGTGCGTCTTTAGACATATCAGGTGATATAGACATTGATGGTACTGCTAACTTAGACGTTGTTGATATTGACGGTGCAGTTGATATGGCTACAACTCTTACAGTTGGTGGTGAAATAACAGCAGCTAGTTTAGATATATCAGGAAACGTAGACATTGACGGCACACTAGAAACAGATGCACTATCTATAAATAGTACAACAGTTACAAGTACCGCTGCTGAACTCAACATTTTAGACGGTGTGACAGCAAGTGCAGCCGATATAAATCTTATAGATGGTATTACAAACGGTACAGTTATAGCAAGTAAAGCTATTATAACAGACGCTAATAAAGACATTACTGGTGGTAGAAACATTACTATTAGTGGAGAACTAAACGCTGCTACTTTAGATATAAGTGGTAATGTAGATATAGATGGAACACTAGAAGCTGACGCAATTACTATCGGTGATGTAACTTTAGCAGAAACAATTAGTGATACTGTAGGAGCTATGGTAACAAGTAATACTGAAAGTGGTATTACAGTAACATATGATGATTCAGATAATACATTAGACTTTACCGTAGGAACACTTAATCAAGACACAACAGGTACAGCAGCAATAGCTACAACAGTTACTATTACAGATAACGAAAACACAAACGAAAACAACGCCATTGTCTTTACTTCAGGTGGAGACTTAGATGGTGGTAACATAGGTTTAGAGTCAGATGGGGACTTAAAGTATAACCCAAGTACAGGTACACTTTCTGCTACTAACATCTCTGTATCTGGTACACTTAGTACTGTAGACTCAGTTACAATGAGTGCTAACAATGCTGTTGTATTTGAAGGTGCTACTGCTGATGCCCACGAAACTACACTTACTATTGTAGATGCGACAGCCGATAGAACAATTACTTTACCTAACGTATCAGGTACAGTTCCTGTACTAGCTGCAGCAAGTAACACACAAGTTACTTCTACACCTGAAGAGTTAAACATTCTTGATGGTGTTACAAGTACTGCGGCTGAACTTAATATCCTAGATGGTGTTACTTCTACTGCAACAGAACTCAACCTTCTTGACGGTGTTACCTCTACCACTGCAGAGTTAAACATTCTTGATGGTGTTACAAGTACTGCAACAGAACTTAATCTTCTTGACGGTGTTACCTCTACTACTGCAGAGCTTAACATACTTGATGGTGTTACTTCTACAGCCGCTGAGTTAAACATTCTGGATGGTGTAACATCTACTGCTGCAGAACTTAATATTCTGGATGGTGTTACGGCTAGTGCAACAGACCTAAATTTAATAGATGGTATAACTAACGGAACAGTTATTGCTAGTAAAGCTATCATTACAGATTCTAATAAAGATATTAGTGGCGGTAGAAACGTAACAATATCTGGCGAACTTGATGCTGCTACACTTGATATTTCAGGTAACGGAGATGTTGCAGGAACATTAGCAATTAGTGGTGGTTCAACAAACGGTGTATTAGTATCTCAAGGTGCTATAAAAATTAAAAATGGGGGAACACAATCTTATATAGATTTTTATTGTGAGTCATCAAATGCACACTATGCTAGAATACAAGCTCCTGCACACTCAGCATTTTCTGGTAACGCAGTTATAACTTTACCAAGTGCTACAACTACACTTGCTTCAACAAATTTAGCAGAAACACTAACAAATAAAACTTTAACATCTCCTAAAATTAATGAAGACGTAGCAGTATCCTCAACTGCTACAGAGTTAAATCTTCTTGACGGTGTTACAAGCACTACAGCCGAACTCAATATCCTAGATGGAGTTACTTCTACTGCAGCAGAATTAAATATTTTAGACGGTGTTACAAGTACTGCTGCAGAATTAAACATTCTTGATGGTGTTACGTCTACAGCAGCAGAACTTAATATTCTTGATGGGGTTGCAGCAACTGCGGCTGAACTCAACATCTTAGATGGTGTTACAAGTACTGCTGCTGAACTAAACGCTTTAGATGGTATAACAGCCGTTGTAGGTGAATTAAATGCCTTAGATATAGGTTCAACAGCCGTAGGTACAGCCGTTGCAAGTAAAGCAGTTATACTAGACTCTAATAAAGACTACACAGGTATAAGAAACTTTACTCTTTCAGGGGAGTTAGACGCAGGTTCATTAGACATATCAGGTAATGTGGATATTGATGGAACATTAGAAACTGATGCTTTGTCTATTAATAGCACTGCAGTTACAAGTACTGCTGCAGAGTTAAACATTCTTGACGGTGTAACGTCTACAGCAGCAGAATTAAATATACTAGATGGAGTTACAAGCACTGCTGCTGAACTTAATATACTTGACGTAAATAATTCTACTATAGGTGATCTAACGGAAATTAGTACTGTAGCAAATGATGATGTATTTCTTGCTGTTGATGCTTCTGGTGGAGGGCTTAAAAAACTTACTCGAAGCACTATTATTTCTGGTCTTGCACTCGCAGATGCTGGTTTAGCAAATATAGTAGAAGATACTACCCCCCAACTAGGTGGTAACTTAGACACTAACTCACACAACATTCTTATTGATGACGCACACTTTATTGGTGATGAAAGCGGCAATGAGCAAATTGTATTTAAGACCACAGGTAGTGCTGTTAACTATTTAGAAATTACAAACAATGCTAGTGGTAGTAATCCTATTCTTGCAGCAGCAGGTGGAGATACTAATATTGGTATTGCACTTACACCTAAAGGTACTGGTGAGATTGTAATTGCTGCAGGTAATTTAAACTACGCTGGCACAGCTATTACCTCTACAGGTGCGGAACTCAACATCCTAGATGGTGTTACGTCTACTGCAGCGGAACTCAACATCCTAGATGGTGTTACGTCTACTGCAGCGGAACTCAACATCCTAGATGGCGTTACTACAACAGCCGCTGAAATTAATCTTATTGATGGTGGTACATCTAGAGGAACTACAGCCGTAGCGGATGGCGATGGTGTACTAATAAATGATGGCGGCACAATGCGAATGACTAAAGTAG